AATCAAATGAAAAATCAAAATCAGATTATGATATATTTTCCCCACTGAAAAATACTCCGATTTTATACATAAAATCTTTATCCAAATTAACCGGCTATAATATATATGCAAAGTGTGAATATTATACATCTAAAGATAGAATAATAAAAAGAATTTTATATATATATTGTAGACAAATGAGTCTATTAAGATACATATACGAACAACTCTGGCATTATGATACCTACAGCGATGTTGCTGATTGCAAGAACACGGAACATATTGTCGCCAGTAGTCTCTCTCATGTCAATAAGCTTGTACTCAAGATGTGAATCGAAAGTATCATAGCCGAGAACCAAGTTACGAGCAGGACCAAAGATAACAGTGTTCTTAGACTGCATAGTAGGAACAATCTCGTATCCCATTACGAAGATACGACCATTCTCTCTACCATAGTTGCTGAATCTGTCATTCATTGAGTTTCCGCAACAAAGTTTGCCAAGAGCAATCTCAAGCACTCTTACGTCTGCATGGTTCATGAACACCTTGTAGCCCTCAGTGTCAACCTCATTAGTGTTAGCAAGCTCGATGCCCTTAAGGATAGCGTCCTCAACTTGTGCAATAACGTTAGCTACAGTGAAAGCTGTAACAGCTACTTTCTCACCAGCGTCAGCCTTAAGTTTCTTCTCGATACCGTCAGTAGCTTTCAAATAAGCCTTTGTGGTAGCAGTACGAGCGGTGTCACCTTGCCAGAAAATCTCTTGATATTCCTTAGCCATCTTCTGACGAAGTTTGCCAAAGTACCATTCACCGAAAGTCTGTGGGATTCCACCTCTTAATGAAATCTCAGTCTGGTCAACAAGGAACGTGTTCCAGAATGTGTCATAACAGTTCTCTTGGTTAACCTTGATTGCTGATGGCTCAATGAAACTCTCTGCCAATGATGCAGAACCTTGTGGGGTGAATGGGCAAGTATACAACTGCCAAGCGTCACCAATCTCACCATTGTACATCTTCATCTTACCTTTTACACCATCCATGAAGGTGATACCATACTGACGAAGGTCGATGTCATATATATCTTTAGAGAAAATCTCCTGTGCTTCCTTTCCACAGTATGTGATGTTTGATAAATCTATGAAATTAGCCATAATTAATTATAGTTAGATTTTGTGTTATTATTTTCTTTTGTAATAAACATGATTTATATTTTTGCTGACTTAACCAATCATGTTTCTCATTTGTTCTCTCCAAGCTGAATAAGCGCTTGCACCACTTGGTTTTGCATTTGTATTAACTGGTTTCGTTGAAGGTTCTTTCGATAGTTCCTTAACCTTGTCATTAAGACCGTTGTTCATTTCCTTCAATGCATTAATCTCTTCTTTCAATGAGTTGATAAGTTCCTCAAGATGTGCATTGTTCTCTTGTGGTTTTTCCTCAACCTTTGGTTCTTCCTCAGTCTGTTTCGGTTCTTCAACCTTTGGCTCTTCTACAGCCGCTGGTTCCTCAGTCTTTGGATTTTCAACTGTAGGTTCTGTAGGAAGCCCACCTTCGTTGCCTTCCAACCCCTTGGAAGGTCTAGGCTGTGCATTTTCCTCAAGTTCTGCCTTGATTGCTTCAAGCTCTTTCTCATATTCCTCAACACTTGTAAAACCACTCATTGCCGCTAATTCCTCAATGGTATTAGTGTTTTCATTCATAGTTTTAATAATGTCTTCATCTTTCTTGCTCATTGAAAGTGATGTAAACACTTCCGATAGGATATTCTTCATTTTATCCCAAAACATGTTGTCATTTGTCTCTATAGTCATATTATTTGTACTTTGTTTGCTAAAATCTTCCAAGGAAATCATTGACTCAACAGAGAATCCCTTAAGCTCTCCACTTTTGACCCTCTCCCATACATCAATCTGGTTTACTTTCATACCGACCATCCAAGTTCCTTGAGGCACGTTAATACCTAATGCGTTTGCCTTGTCCTTGTATGGGTCTTCAACAAGCCAAGACTCTGTGATTGTGATGTCGTTTGCCATTTCCTCATGGTCAAGGGTTACTTCGTTCTGTCTGTAGTTTTTCATAAAGTCTTGGGACATCTTCTCAATGCTTTCCTTTGTGAAACTGATGTAGAACTCTTGCTCCCCATTGTTTCTGTATATATCCTTGTCTGGAATTAATGCAGCACCATATACCATATGCCTTTCATCACTCTCAAGGAACACTCTCTTTTCTTCCTCTTTAGATAACGCAACGAAATCTGACTCAATGGCTGGTGATTCAACCATTGAGATTGCATATGTCTCTGAATCAATTCCTACTTTGTATTTTTTAATTTTCTTAGTCATAACTAATTATTTTTAATAAACATGAATTATATTACAAAAAGTGGAGAGTAGTTTCACCGACCTACTCTCCTTACGACCATTTTGTTAAGGTAGCGATTTCCTAAAACATGTAAACGGTGCAATGTATCTCTTAGCATCCAGGTATCAAAGCTCCTTGTTCGCTATCCCAATGATTGCAACCGCAACCGCCTTTGCAACCTCTGCAACCGCCATTTACATCGTATTCATAACAATGGCATTGTGTTGATTGCGGCTGTGAATTAGCAAGCAATTCGCTATCCCCTTCTATTACGTCAACTTCTATTATTGGTCTTATGTATCTTTTTTTCATTCCTTAATTGATGTGTAATATCATATTGTTTTGTTTATTCTTTCTAGGAAGAGAAACATGGACCCAATTGTAATGATATTCATCAATCAACTGTCCTACTATTATCTCATTCTTATCAATCATTTGCTTGATTAATTCGAATAGCTTCTTGTTATCCTTTGCACTATCACTTTGCGAATGGATGTCAGCGGCTTCTCCCTTCACATGCTGTGATGTTGCGCTTCCTTTAACTAATTTGTTAAGCTTTGCATTTCTAAAACCGCTTGATACTGTGATAGGTTTTCCATACCTCTCTCTGATTGGTTGCAATACCGTCTCACATAATAGTCTTAAATTCTCTCTCTCCTCCTCATTAGGCACATTCTTGATGTTGTACTTATCCGCTGTTGAAGAATGTGTCAGTTCCTCTAATGTAAAATTCTTACTTAAATTCATAATAATATTTAGTTACTATCATTGTGAGGTACTGTTGCCAGTACCATTTTAAGATTGCTTTCATTCTATCTTCTTTAATACATATGGATTATTGAGGGTCTCTCCTCCATATATTATTTTTCCAAAAAGAGTGCCGCAACTTTCCCATACATATCCATTAGGAGCGATGTATTTGAATACCCCCTCATATTGTGTGCTCTCTCTATAATCATTATAATTCATAACCTATGCCTACGCCTATGTATATATCTGGTTTGTTATTTATCAATCCGTAGCCGACTCCGATGTTCGGAACAATCTTGACCCTATCTTTGAATGTCTTTTTCTTTTCTACATACTTTGTGACTTCTACTGTGTTTGTGACAATCTCCTTATGCATCTTAAATCGCATTTTAAGGCTGTCTAAGCTCGTATTTATGCCGCTAGTGTAAACTTGTACATCCGCTGTGTCTTTGTCGCTTACAATCGACTTATTGAACCTTTTTGACTCCGTTATGAGTTTGACTGTATCCCCATTTGCCTTGTACAGCGTATCCGTTTTGGTTCTTACTATAATTCTTGGAACGAACTCTTTTTCTGTTATTATTGTATCTTTCCACAAGGTATCAGTTTTAGTTTTTATGATTGTGTCACTTTTCTCTATGCCGTTAAATCTTGGTCTATTGCAATTCTTGACAAGTGAGAACGATACGACTGCCATCACTAGAAGAATCACAGCTAAAAATAAATTACTTTTCTTCATCATTTCCTTCATCTTCTTCATCATCTTTCGACTCCTTATCCATATCTGCTATATATTTTATGGATTTGTACTTGTATGAGTAGTCAATTCCTATTAATGCACCGCTGAAAGTGAATACCTCACCCATAGCAGTCAGAACAGATGCATGAATGACACCCATTGGGGGCAGAAATAAGCCCACCCATAGCAAGATGCATCCCATAACAGCTAAAAACACACCTAACCATAGTTGGATTGTCATTTTTTCCTTCATTGTAAGGATATGGAGTCTTTTATTTTTCATCGTTATTTACTTTACATAAACATGAAATGAAAGAGAGTTGTCCTATGATTAGGACAACTCTCTTTGAATTAATTATTTAAGCAAAATGTGCTTCAAAATGTTATTCAAGCCCAGCCATTACTCTCACATTGTTAACTTGTTGTGTTCTGTCGATTATATCAACAACTGCCACTTGGACTGGTCTATTTGAATAATCCTCCATAGCTTGAATCATTCTATCGTTAAGAGCAAT